GTGTTATGAGTAATAAGGTTTTGTCTTGTTCAAAGCAAGGCATTACTTTTGAAAATATCTCTTCTCCACTTTTTAACTTAACTGTTGCATAAAAATCGTCTTCCATAATTATTCCTTTAAGTTAATTGTTATTATTTCATAATTAAACTTTTCTTCATTATAAATTTTAATTCTTTCTATTAAATGATTCAAAGTATAATTTTTTCTTGAATTATATGTGCAATCATCAGATATGTCATATAACATTGCTTTAGTTTTATTTTTACCCTTCCTAAGAACTCTTCCGATAGATTGGAGATTACGAATTCTAGACTTACTCGGAGAGGCAAAAATTACATTGTGTAGGTTTCTTATATTTATTCCTGTAGAAAATACACCATATGAAGCAATAATGATTGCATCTTCTTCTCGTTCCGTTATTTCTCTAACAAGTTCTCTCTCTTCAGTATCAACACCACCATGAATAAAAAATACTTTTCTATTTGCTTTTTTAGCATTATATATTAATTCATACAAAGGTTTTCCATGAGTCTCAACCCTTGAGAATAAAATAAGAGTATTGCCTTTTAGATCTAGGGATAAATTTTTAATAAAATTATTCCTTTTATCATGAGAAATTATAAATTGAACTTCATCTTCATATGTTGCAAATATTCTTGGTTTATGCTTTAATACTAAACATCTAATATCTAATTTTGATACGTGCCCTTTCTCCATCAACTCTGAAGTTCTTATAATTTTATAAGATGGACCAAATAATCCTTCAAGGACCCATTTATGAGTTTGGGTTCCATCTAAAGTTCCTGTAAATCCAAATCTATACTTTGCATGATGTAGCTTTGTCATGATTTGTATTAATGATTTAGATTTAAATAAATGAGCTTCATCGCCAATTACAACATCAAAGTCTTCAAAGAAACCTCTTTCAAGTTTATAAATTGATTGCCAAGTAGTAATTGTTACTGGAGAGTTATTAGTTTTTTCCCTACCAGAATAAATTTTGTGACAGTACGATGAAGCATCCCAACTATAATCCTCAAAATCTTTGTACATCTGCTCTACAAGAGATGTCGTTGGAACAACTACAAGAATTTTTTGCCCTCTCTCCACATAATATCTTACGAGAGAGTAAATCATCAAAGATTTGCCAGATGCAGTGGGACTTATCAATAATTTTCTATTATGTTTTAGAGCATCGTATACTCCCTCTATTTGATAATCTCTAGGAACATGAGAACAAATAGATTTCATATAATCTTTGACACCTTCATATGAAATGCCATCATTAACTTCAAATGGCATCCCATAGAATTTATTATCTTCAAATTTGTAATTGTAATTATAATTACCACAAAAAGAAATTAATTTATCTAATAAACCTACGTAGAGTTGTTTGGTTCTAATATCAAATAAATGTATTTCTCCATTCCAATTTCTACCTCTATATTGAGGCATAAATTTTGCATTAGGGACTTCAAATTTAAAATAGTCCCTTAATTCATATTCTATGTGGGGTTCACATGTAATTTTTAAATATACTTCGTTTGATTTTGAAATCAAAAGATCAAAGTTATCAACCATATCCTGCTTGGAATTTTAAGAATTCAATAGCATTCTTTATTTGGTATGTTCTGTTTTGAATTACCTTTAGAATACTTTCTAAGTAGTTTAAAATTGTTTCGTAATACTCAACTTTTAAACTAATTTGAGACAACTTTTCATCTGCATCCAAGTATTTTTGAAGAGTATCTTTATCTCTAATTTTTTTAGGGAAGGGATATTCTACGTAAACTTCTGGGTCTGCTTTACCAGTAAAATATTCATAACGCTCGTGACGAATATTTTTTCTTTGTTGTTCTGCTTTCTTTTTAAGAAGAATTACATTGTTGTAAATCTCAAAGTATTTAGCATGTAACAACGGAACATTAATTGATTCAGTATGTAAGTTATCCATATCAATGTGAGCATCCTTTTCCCACATTTGTTGGATTTGTTCAAGGTCAAGAATCATAATTTATTTCCTTTTGGGTCATATATATCGTAAATAGTATACTTGAAAGATACCTCTGCAGTAAAGTATTCTACATCTGGATTGGTAGCATCAAATGTTAATTCTGACAAATCATATGGAAACATATCTTTAAATATAACATCAAACTGTGGTCTTTGATTGCTATTCAAAATTTGCAAAGTTCCATCAGAATAAATGTTCATGGATTTGCTATCAAATCCTAACTGAGTATTATCTTGTTTTTGTAAGTTATAAATTTCTTCTAATGACTCTGGAAATCCAAGACCACGCATCCATCTTTGAATCTCCATATAATTTTCTAAATTCTCATCTACAATAAATCTTAGAGTAAAATCTTGAAATACTATTTTATCTCCTGGAATATCAATATTTTTTAGATAAGTTGGTTGCTCTGCAACACCTAAAGTCATTCCTGGTATATTTGCAGAGTTAGAAAAGAATGATACTTTACGTGCTCTATTCAAAGTAAATTTGAATGCAATAGAAGATAGAAAATTTCTATTTTGGATTTGATTACTATAAAGATTACCTGTAGTCATTGTTTTCTAACTATTTAGATAAAAAAAGAGACCCTTTCGGGTCTCTTGATTAAATTGTGACCAGACTCACATGAGGTTCTTGATTTGAACTCTTCTGTAGTAACGGTTTGCGTTAACTTGAAGTCTGCCGAGACCCTGAGTGGTGCCTTCAGCGAATGGGTTAGCAACAAGACCGTATCTGGTCTTAAAGCCAATCTTAGGCTGGAAGGTGTTCTCACCAACGGCACGAACCATTTGGAGAGGAACGTAAGGGCAATAGAACAGACCTGCATCATAAGGGGAAGAACCCTTATAACCAACAACGTAGTACTGGTTAGCAGATACGTTTGCTGAATAAGGATCGATATATACGCGATACTTACCAAGCAGAACACCCGCAAAGGTGTTACCAGTGTCATCAACGTTGAGGTTTGCGTTCAGAGCAGGAGTGTAATCAAGTACACCAGCCATGCTCAGTGCAGAAGCAACGTCTGCGGAACACATAACAACGTTACCCTTTCCTCTACGAGTTCTTTGTGCGATTGCGTTAGCATCACGCTCGATTTGGAACAGGAGACCCTTGAACTTTTCAACTGACCAACGACCATTGGAGTCGATGTCGAGGTCGAATACACCAGCGGTAGCAGTGTTAGCAGCAGCACCTTGCTCAGCAACCTTGTAGATGGTTCTGATGACTTCTCTGTTGATTTCTGCGAGGATTTCAGTAGAGAGAATGTTAGCAAGTTCTGCTTCTGCATTCAGACCGTGAATTGCCTTCAGGTCTTGTGCAAGCTCAAGACTGTATTCTGCCTTCAGTGCTCTTGACTTTGCTTCAACAAGGACTTTCTCAATTGAGAATGCCATTTCGTTGAACTGGTTACCTGCACCGTTACCGAGATTCTCAGAATCTCCAGTGTACATACCCTGACCAACGTTGTAACCATCAGAACCAGTTGAAGAACCAGTACCAACTGGGTTCAGAAGACCTGGGTTTGAACCATACTGAGTAGTAGTACCCATACCAGCAGCAACGTTAGTTGCAGCGGTGAGACCAATACCAGAGTTCTGACCAGAGAATACTGTATCTGCTTCGTTAAACAGAGCTTCAGTGCCGCTCTGGTTGGTGTAGCGTGAACGCATTGCGAAGATGAGTCCAGTAGGACCACTCATTGGTTGAACGCCTGCGAGGTCATATGCGACCAGGTTAGGCATTGCACGTCTGATGAGTGAAATCAGAACTGGATCAAAACCTGCTACAGGACCTGCAGCAGTAGCGGAACCTGAGAAACCACCTGAAGCACCAGCAGCGTTTCCGCTATTGGTTGGGGATTCCATCAGCATTCCATTTGAGAAAGCTGATTGCTCTCTCAGGAATTTTTCTTGGTTTTCTAACAGGACAGCGGTTACTGCTCTTCTGTGTGAATCTTTGATTGGATCAAGACCATCATAGTCGAGAAGTGGTGCCCACTTTTCCTGCAGATGCTCGGATTGGAACATTTGCTTTTACCTTTGTAACGTGTTTGGTTTTGTTTGAATTATATTAAATTCACTTTTTAGCAACTGCTGAAAGTGTTCTGAGATATGAATTCATATATTCTGAGGTATAACCAGCAGAATTTAGTTCAACCTCTTCAATTAAACTTTCGGTTTTTGCCTTTGGAGTTTTCTGTGATGAGAAGTATGATTCTCTCAACATCTCCAGTTTTTCACGATATTTTTCTCCACTTTCAAACTCAACACTTTCGGCAAGTGAAGCGAGCTTCTCTTTCTGAGAGAGTGCTAGACCCTCTGCTACATCATCAAAGATTCCTTCAGCAACCGACTCTGAGAGGCGCTTGTTTAAAGTAATATTCTTTTCAATCTGCTCGTTGAGTTTTGTCTCCATTTCATCAAGTTTTTCTACCATGCTCTCAAGAACATCATATTTATCTTCAG